GCCCCGAATAATTCTCGCCGGGAATTCCGCCCAACGTTCGCGAGGGAGGTCCCCCGATGGCTGAGCGCGCCTGCCCCCAGTGCGGCAACCCCTTCGACGTCCCTCCCAGCTCCCGCAAGGTCTACTGCGGCACCACCTGCCGCGTCCGGCATCACGAGGGCAAGGCTGCCGCGGCCGCGGTCTCGAAGCGTCGCCGCCGGCCGCTCGACTACCGCATCCGCCGGCAGGTCCTGAGCGAGCTCAAGGAGGCGAAGAGGGAGAGCACTTCACTCGGCCTCGTCGCACTCGACCTCGCCGGCGCCCTGGCTGATCCCGAGTTGCCGCCCGTGCAGCGCGCGTCCGTGGCGAAGAGCCTCGGCGCCGTCCTTGAGCAGGCCCTCGCCGGCGTGAAGAAGCGCACGGGGGTCGACGAGCTGAAGGAGCGTCGGGATGGGAAGCGCAGCAAAGCTCGCAGTCGCGCCGGCGCTGGTTGAACCGCTCTGGCACACGTGGTCCCCGAGTGACTACACCCTCGGGCCCGAGGTTGCTGAGCTCATCTCGCACTGCTCCGACGACAAGGGCCCGTTCGTCATGGACCCGGAGCAGTGCCTGCTGCTGGACGACTGGTTCGCCTACCGCGTCGACCTGACCCGCGACACCGATCGCCTGGCGCACTTCGAGGGCGTCGTCATCGCCGCTCGGCAGGACCTGAAGACCGGAGCGCTGAAGGCTGCGGCGCTCGGCAAGATCTTCATCTGCGAGCAGCGGCTGGTGGTGTGGACGGCACACACCGGCACCGCGGTCGCTGAGGCCTACCTCGAGATCAAGGCCCTGATCGAGTCCAACCCGGACATGGCCGACGAGCTGATCGACTTCCACGACTCCCCCGGCAAGCAGGAGCTGGAGTTCACGAACGGCCGCCGGATCATCTTCAAGATCCGGACGAACGACAACGTCCAGTCACTCGCCGGCGACACGGTCATCCTCGATGAGGGCTACATGGTGAAGACCGAGCACCTGCTCGCGCTCCTCCCGATCCTCGCCGCCCGCCCTGATCCCCAGGTCCTCTGGGGCTCGTCCGCCGGCCTGAAGCACTCCGCGCCGCTGCGCGCGGTCCGCAAACGTGGGCGCGCCGGCGATGTCCGCCTGAGCTACACCGAGTGGGCTGCGAAGTTCCGACCCTGCGCCTCCGAGATGTGCATCCACAAGCCGGGCACCGAAGGGTGCGCGATGGATGACCACGAGCTGTGGCTCCAGGCGAACGTCGCGATCACCCGCGGCCGCAAGACGCTCGAGGTGATCGAGAGCATCCGGAAGGCCTTCGCCGCGAAGCCGATCGACTTCGCCTCACAGTTCCTCGTCTGGTGGGACGACCCCGAAGCCGAGGACGACGAGCTGCCGTTCCCGACATGGGGCGAGCTGCTGGACCTCGATGCCGACATCCCCGGCATCCCCACCTTCGCCCTGGACGTTTCGCCCAAGTCGACGATCGCCTGCATCGCCGTCGCCGGCGCAGGGCTGGACGGCCTTCCGGTCGTCGAGATTTCAGGAAGCCGCGGAGTACTCGACTACCGGGCCGGCATCGGCTGGGTCATCCCGCGCCTCGAGGAGCTGGACCAGAAGTGGCCCGGCTTCGTCATCACCGTCCTCGCCGGGTCTTCCGCTGAGGCGATGGTCCCCGCGATCCGCAACAAGGGCATCGCGGTCGACCTGGTGCCCGCCGCCGAGTTCGCCCGGGCCTGCGTCTGGGTTCACTCGCAGGCCAACGCCAAGGCCGAGCCGGGCAAGCGTGCCGGCCAGCTGCGGCACACCGGCCAGCCCGAACTGAGTTCGGCAGTCGCCGCGCTCCGGATGAAGAGCGCCGAGGTCAAGGGCACCTTCACGTGGATGCGCATCAACCCGGCCGCCGACATCACGCCGGCGGTCGCCATGACCCTCGCGCTCTGGCGTGCCCAGGACGCGGACTACAACACGGAGGACTCGGTCGGATGACCTTCTCGGAATATGCGCAGGCGGTAGCTCTGCTCGTTCTCGCCGTCGCGATCGCCTGGGCCCTCGGCGTCTGGGCGACCCCGACCGGCTTCGGTGGCCCGATCGTCATGGGCGCAATCGCCATCCAGTGGTTCGCGATCGCGCTCGTCGTCGAGCGCACGAAGGGAGTCTGATGATCTTCACCCGCGATGCCTCGACGCTGCTGAGCCAGCCGCTGATCCCGCCCCGCATGGGTGGCCGTCGCGGCCGGCCGTTCGTCACGACGCAGGTCGCGATGCAGCAGTCGGTCAACTGGGCTGCGATGAACCTCTGGGCGGCGCTGGAGTCGATGATGCCCGTCGACGTCTTCCGGGTCATTGACGGGATCAAGGTCCCGGTCGCTGCGCCTCAGGTGCTGGTGAGTCCGTCGAGCTTCGCGGACGGTCACTCCGATTCGATCTCCGACTGGCTGTACGCGCGGCGGATGTCGCTCAAGGGCTGGGGCAACTGCTTCGGTGAGATCACCGCCGTCGACGCCCTGGGCAAGCCCGCGCAGATCCAGCTGGTGGCGCCGGAGGACGTCCGCTGCACGATCGTCAACCGGCGCATCGTGGAGTACAAGTTCGGCAACACGGTGATGGACTCCCGCCGCGTCTGGCATGACCGGGAGAACCTGCTGCCCGGCAACCCGGTCGGCCTCTCCCCGATCGCGCACGCGATGTTCACCATCCAGACCGGGTCGTCGGCCGGCGAGTTCATGGCCGACTGGTTCGGCAACGGCGCAGTTCCCGGCGCCCACCTGAAGAACGTCGCGAAGGTGCTGAAGAAGGCGACGCCGACCGAGCGCGCCGAGGCCGACGTCATCAAGGAGAAGTTCAAGAACTCGATGCTGAACGGCGACCTGTTCGTCACCGGCAACGACTGGACCTACACCGCGATCCAGGCGAAGGCAGCAGAGTCCGGCTGGCTCGACGTGATGAACGTCTCGGCCATTCAGCTGTGCCAGTTCCAGAACACGCCGGCCAGCCTGATCGACGTCTCGGTGACCGGCTCGGCCTCGATCGTCTACCAGAACATCACGCAGCGGATCACGGACTTCCTCGTCACCCGCATGGGCCCGAGCCTGAAGCGGACCGATGACGCCCTGACGTCACTCACCCCGTCACCGCGGTTCGTGAAGCTCACCCGTGAAGCGGTCCTCGCGATGGATCCGGTCACCCGGGCTGAGCTGCTGAAGACCAAGATCGACAGCCGCACACTCACCCCGACCGAGGCCCGTCACATCGATGACCGCGCCCCGTTCACCGAGGAGCAGCTCCAGGAGTTCGACCGCCTGTACGGCTCCAAGAACCAGACCCCAGCCCCGAAGGGAATACCAGCATGAAGCCGATCCTGACCCGCGAGGAGGCTGCTGCGGCACGCCTCGCATCAGTCGCAACCCGCGGCCTGGCGCCGGCGTCCCGGCGGTGTGCCGAGGCCATCGACTCGAAGCCGCGAGTCACCTACCACTCGGACATGAAGCTGCGGGCCGCCTCGCTGAAGGCGTGCCCGACCGGCTGCCTCGACTGCGCTGCCGGCTGCGGCGACCAGTGCAAGTGCGACGCGACCGGCTCCTGCGTCGCGTGCACCGACGCCGGCTGCGAGTGCATCGGTGACACCGGCGACGGCAGCAGCTTCCTCGTCTTCGACGGGGTCGCCTCGGCCTACGAGCAGGCCTACACGATGTGGGACTACTTCGGCCCCTACGACGAGATCGTGACGGCCGGCGCCGGCGCTGCCTCGCTGAACCGGGTCGACCTCGAGGTCCCGTTCGTCCTCGGCCACGACCAGATGCGCCGCATCGCGAGCACGTGGAACGACACGCTGTTCCTCAGCGAGAGTGACATCGGCCTGATCGTCAACGCCCCCCATCTGGACCCCGAGGACTACGACGTCGCCTACATGGCGCCGAAGATGCGGGCCGGTCTCTACAACGAGATGAGCTTCGCGTTCCGGATCGACAAGGGCGTCTGGTCCCCGGACTACACCCAGTACCGGATCAACTCCTACGACATCCACCGCGGTGACGTCTCGATCGTTGGCTTCGGTGCCAACCCCTACACGACCGGCAGCCTGCGGGCTGAACGGGATCTTCGGGCGCTCCTGAGGGATGCCCCCGAGGACGAGGCTCGCTCAGTCCTGGGCGAGCTCCTGCAGCGGTTCCCGGCCAAGCGCAAGCGCGCTGCCGATGAGCCGCTGTTGCCGATGCGCTCCCTGTAGCGCACCGGCGTCCGTCGACGCACCCATCACCCGACCTGCTGCGGCTCGTCGGGTGTTTGGCATGCCCGGCATCTCTCCGCACGACCCAACACCCAGCACAACAGAAAGGCTTCGAGATGAACCTCGAGCAGCTGATCAAGCGCGCGATGGACAACCTGAACGCGAACATCGCCGTATGGAACGGCATGACCACCGAACTCAACACCCTGCGCGGTGGCGAGTTCACGCCGGAACAGGAGACGGCGATCCTCGATAAGCGTGCCGCCAACGAGGCCCAGCGCGCCCAGCTCGAGCAGACCCTCGAGACGTACCGGGCCGAGAAGGTCAAGGAGGACGCCGTCGCGGCACTCCAGGGCCAGATCACCCAGCTCGGCTCCACCGCGCAGACGACCAACGCTCGCACCGTCGAGCCGCGGACGTACTCGCAGGAGAAGGACCGCCGGGGCGAGGCCAGCTTCTTCGCCGACTTCTACCGGATGCAGACCGGCAACGACTTCACTGCGCAGGCCCGCCTGCAGCAGCACATGGTCGAGGTCCGCGCAGAGGGCGAGCTCAGCTCCCGCGCCGTCTCCACCGGTGGCGCCGCCGGCCTGGTGATCCCGCAGTACCTCGTCGACCTCGCGGCCCCCGTGGTCCGCTCCGGTCGCCCGGTCGCCAACGCGGTCACCCACCTGCCCCTGCCCGATCAGGGCATGGCACTGGTCATCCCCCGCGGGACGACCGGCGCAACCGCGGCCTCTCAGGCGACTGAGAACTCCTCGGTGTCCAACACCGACGAGGTCTGGTCGGCAGCCCTGCAGCCGCCGGTCGTCACGGTCTCCGGCCAGCAGGACCTGTCCCGCCAGATGCTCGAGCGCGGCGCCCCCGGCACGGACCTGATCGTCTACACCGACCTCGCAGGCGCGTACTTCGAGGAGATCGACCGGCAGGTCGTGAACGGTTCCGGCGCATCGAACCAGATGCTCGGCATCCTGCAGACGTCCGGCACCAACCAGGCGACCGCCTTCGTGGCGGCTGCGACGGCCCAGACCTTCTGGACCAAGTGGGCCGGCGCCAAGGCCGCCGTCGCGACCAACCGCAAGCGGCCGGTCACGTTCGGCTTCATGCACCCGAACCGTTGGGGCTGGCTCGAGCAGCTGCTCGACTCGCAGAACCGCCCGCTCGTCGTGCCGAACGCCAACGGCCCGATGAACGGCTACGGCGTCTACGACAACCCGGACTACGGGACCGTCGTCGGCACGCTCTCCACGGTGCCGATCATCACGGACAGCAACGTCCCCACCGCGGTCGGCTCGGGTCCTGAGGACCAGGTCGTCGCGGCCCGCAAGGAGGACCTCCTGCTCTGGGAGGACGGCGACGGGATGCCCAAGGAGCTGCGCTTCGAGCAGACCCTCGGCAACCAGCTGACCATCAAGCTCGTGGTCTACGGCTACGCGGCCTTCACGGCCGGTCGCTACCCGACCGCGGTCTCCAAGATCGGCGGCAACTCCGCGGCTGGCTTCGGCCTGATCGCGCCGACCTTCTGATCGGCAACCCCTGACGGAGCCGGAGCGGACCCAATCGAGGGCCGCTCCGGCTTCTGGCTGCTGGCGCGTTGAGCGCAGCGCATGGACCGCACGTAAGGCGGGAGAGGTCGCGCCTCCTACTCGACCGGAGACCCCGCCTGCGCGCCGGCAGCGCCCCACATGACACCTGAAAGGAACCCAGCATGAGCGAGATCGATCCCACCCTGGCCGACAACTACCGGGGTCTGGCCGCCGAGCGCGGCACGTCACTGCCGGCGATGGCCGCCGAGTACGAAGAGCACTCCCCGGGCCTTGCCGCATGGATGCGCGAGCAGGCCGCCGGCGACGCCCCCGAAGCGCGCACCGAGAAGCCCAAGGGCCGACGCGCCGCCGCCGACAAGGTGACCGCCGAAGCTGCTCCGGCAGAGACCGAGGCCTGAGCGATGGCCGCCTGGGTAGACCTGCCCACCTTCCGGGCCTTCGTCGGCAACGCGAGCAGCAACGATGACGCGGTCCTCCAGGTGGCCATCAACCTCGCGTGCGGGAAGGTCGACAAGCTGTGCGGGCCGACCATCACGACCGCCTGCAGTGAGCACGTCAAGGGCAACGGCTTCAGCCTCGCCCTGGCCTACCGCGCCGCCTCGATCACCTCGCTCGCGACGTGGCCCTGGGGTGAGGCGCTCGACCCGAACATCTTCGTCCCCGAGGGTCAGTTGATCTCGCGCAAGGACGGCCTGTTCATCGTGGCCGACCTCACTGTCGGCTACAACGCCGGCGCCGCGACCGCGCCCGACTGGGCCATCGGTGCCGCCTGCCTGATCGGCAACCAGTACTTCAAGAGCCGCCTCCGCCCGAGCCTCGCTGACCCCAGCACCATGGCCGGCTTCCTCGTGCCCAATCAGGCCAAGGAACTCATGGAGGACTACCTGCTCGCGTCTGCGGGGTTCGCATGAGCGACGGCATCAACGGCTCGCGCATCCCGCTGATCCTCGATGCGCTCTTCGCCGCGGCTCAGGCCTACCCGGGCCTGACCGGTGTGAACATCACCGACTCCGTCCCGGAGACGCTGAACTCCGGGGACTACGTCGCGATCGGTGTCGATGACTGGGAGCTCGACAAGCCCGCCGACTCGGCCAACTCGACCATGACCTGGTCGGACACCATGGCCGGCGGCAACTCCGACGAGGCCGGCGCGATCACCATCGTCGCCTGGTCGAACGCCGGCGGAACCGGTCAGGTCAAGGTCGTCCGGGACAAGGTCTTCGCGATCCACTCCGCCTTCAAGGCACTCATCATCGCCGCCCTCGCCGCGGCGCAATCTGACGCGCTCGGAGTCCCCGGCTTGTGGGACATCCGGGTCGGCGGCGTCGATGGCTTCAACCAGGCCAGCAACGCCAACGGAGCGACCGCGGTCCTCCGGTTCTCCATCCCATTCCGAGCGGTTATCTGAAAGGCCTGCCGTGATCATCAAGAACATCAACCCTCTGGGCGACGGCGCTCCTGCTGCGCTCGGGGGGAAGCTCGTCACGCGTGACGAGGAAGTCGACGTCGTCGCGATCGTCGGCGAGGAGAACGCGGCCGCGGTCGCCGGACTCCTGCTGACCCAGACCCTGAACTGGGAGCCGGTCGACGACGATGCCAAGGCCGTCGCCGAGGTCGCCATCCCTGCCCACCTTGAGCACCTCGAAGCCGCCTCCCGCGCCACCGAGGGATTCGTCCCCGACGTGCCCAGCGCAGCGCAGGAGCCCGCTGAGGACTTCGCGAGCACCCCGGACGCACCTGAGGTACCCCCGACCGCTGACGACGCCCCCAAGGGCCGCAAGAACGGAGTCAAGGCATGACCGTCTACCGCAAGGCGCAGCTGATGATCAGCGCGCCCGAGTCGCCCTACGGCACGGCCGCGGCCGTCGATCGCTGGCTGCCCTACCAGGGCAATCCCTCGGTCGACTGGGCGCCGAACGACGAGGAGTCCGAGGCGATCTACCCCGGCCCGGTCGCGATGGACTCTGGCTCCTACCGGGCCACCGAAGCCGCTGTCGGCTCGATCGACTTCGAGACCAAGGCCAAGGGCTTCGGCCGGTTCCACAAGGCAGCGTTCGGGAACGCCGTCGTCACCCTGGTGAGTGCTGGCCTCTACCAGCACAACTTCACCCTCTCCGATGGCCCGTACCTCGACGCGCTGACGATGCAGCTCGCCCGACTGATGACCGATGGCACGTTCGACGTGCACACCTATCTCGGGTGCGTGATCAACACCATCGAATGGAAGATGGACAACCAGGGCACCCTGACCGAGACCATCGAGTTCGACGGCCGCACGATGTCGACCGCGATCGCGATCGGGACGCCCACGGTCATCTATCCGAACCGGTTCCCGTTCGCCGGCTTCAGTGTGTCGACCGGTGTCGTGACCGAGCCGACCACCGTCCTGGTCGGCGGTTGCGCGACGCCGATCTCCGGCATCAAGTCCTGGTCGCTGAAGATCGACAACAACATCAACGCCGACGACTACCGCGGCGACGGCACCGGCCTGAAGGCGCAGCCTCCGATCCAGCAGCGCAAGATCACCGGGACGATGGAGGCCGACAACACCCCGGCCATCGCCGCCCTGCGGGCCAACTGGAAGGCGAACACCGGCATCGCGTTCAACTGGAACTTCATCAACGGCACCGACCAGATGAACTTCCTCGCCCCCTACTGCCGGCTGACCTCCGCGCCCACCCCGAACGCGGACGGCCAGTTCCCGACCGTCACGCTGGCCTACGAGGTTCGCAAGCTGTCGACCGCATCGCAGGCGCTGTTCCTGTCCGCTCGCACGGCCGACACGCTGGTCTAGCCGATGGCCGGCGAGGTCGTCACCGTCACGGGCACCGAGCGGTGGCGCGAAGAGGGCGCGCACCTGCTCGGTGTCGACAAGCCGATCCAGCTGGCACTTCGGCGTGAGCTGCGCGCAATCGGAAAGCCCGTAGGTCTTCAGATTCTGGAGGCCTACGGGCACGACATGCCGCACAAGGGTGGTCTGGCTGCCCGCATCCTCAACCGCGGCCGCGTCTCGATCCTCACCGACCTCAAGCGGGGCGTCCGTGTCCAGCTGTCCAACTCGGACGGCATGTTCATGGAGCAGTTCGAGGACGGCAGCATCCGCAAGCCGATCCCGTGGATCCCGAAGCGGGGCAACCCGAACGTCAAGCATCCCTGGCGTCCGCAGTCCGTCCCCAAGGGGGTCGGCATGAAGTCGTTCCAAGCGCAGGCAGAGAGCCTGCGGAAGCGCGTCCTGGAAACGCTCACCCAAACCATCAAGGAGAACACCTAGCCATGTACCGAATCGCACGCCACCTCGAGGACGACACCGTCACCTTCACTGAGTATCAGACCCGGCACCGCAGCGAGGCGAACGGCCTGTTGGCCCTGCGCTTCGACTCGGAGCTGATGGCACTCAAGCAGCAGGGCATCACCCTTGGGGTGAAACGTTGGACCGAGGTCGTCTTCAAGATGGACCGGTTCGGCGCTGAGGTGCTGGAGAAGCTCAACCAGATGGACCGCGACCTTGCCGAGATCGCCCCACCGCCTGAGGATGCCACCGACGAGCAGGTCGAGGTCTACACCAAGGCGTGCGAGGAGATCACCATCTCCTATGGCGAGTGGCAGTCGGGGCACCCCAGCCTCTTCCTGTCGCAGACGGTCGGGGTCTGGCTGGCGATCAACATGGCCGGCGAGCGGGCGACCTTGGCCGACGTCCTCGCGATCTCCGACGAGGACATCGACGAGGACATGGACGACCTGCCGGAGTACATCCCGAACGGCGACATCCCCGACGACATCGAGGACCTTGCGGGAAAAGCGTAGGGGGGTTCGTCTCCAGCGCCGAGCCCCCGAGCGCCGCCCACCGCCCGGCGCCGGTCTCCTTCGAGCCTGTGCGCGTCCTGCTGCGCCGCTATCAGATGCCGATCTGTGAGCGGTTCGGCTACCTCCCCGACCAGGTCACCGATCTTGCCTGGTGGCAGTTCGAGCAGGCCATGTACGCGGTCGACGACTGGATCGAGAAGGGTGCGCGCTGATGGGTGGAATCTCGAAGACTCTCCGGTTTGTCCTGCTGGGCGACGACAAGACCGCGACCAAGTCCCTGAAGAACGTCGGCGCCGGCTTCCGCAACGCCTTCAAGGACGCCAAGGGCTTCGCCGGCAAGAGCAAGCTGATCGGTGGGGCCCTGCTCGGCATCGGCGTCGCGGCCGTCGCCGCCGGCGCAGCGATCGCCGTGAAGTTCGGCAAGGACTCGGTCAACACCTTCAAGCGGGTTGCGGGGGAGACCCGCTCCCTGTCGCGCATCACGGGCATGACCGCCGAGGAGTCCTCCCGGCTCGGGTTCGCCTTCAAGCGGACCGGGATCGATGCGGCCACCGGCTCGAAGTCGATGGGCATCTTCGCCAAGAACGTCGTCGCGATGTCCCAGAAGGATGCGGCCGCGAAGCTCAAGGCCCAGGCGCATGCTGACGCCATCAAGCAGCAGATCAAGGCACTTGAGTCCGCGGGCCCCTCCTCGAAGGGCTACGCGGACAAGATGTCCTACCTCAAGGACAAGCTGGCCACGGCGACGGCTGCCTCTCACATGAACGCCTCGGCCCTCGGCGCTCTCGGCATCACCTACACCGATGCCCACGGCAAGATGCTGCCGATGTCGACGCTCCTGCCTCAGGTAGCTGACAAGTTCGCCAAGATGCCGGACGGCGCCGAGAAGAGCGCGGCCGCCATGAAGCTCTTCGGCAAGGGCGGGCTGGCCATGTTGCCCTTCCTGAACAAGGGCGCTGCCGGTCTCCGCGAGCTCGGCATCGAGTCGGACAAGACCGGCAACACCATGAGCGGCAAGATGCTCGACGCCGCGAAGGAGAACGCGCTCGAGCAGAAGAAGCTGGACGCTGCAATGCAGGGCGCTCAGATCACCCTCGGGTCGATGCTCCTGCCGATCATGACGCAGGGCGCGCAGCTGATGAACTCGGTCCTGATCCCGGCCATTCAGGGGGTCACGACCTACATCAAGGAGAACCAGGGCACCTTCGACGCCATGGGTGAGGTCATGCGTCAGGTCTGGAACGGCATCCTCCTGCCGCTGGTCAAGGCCGGGATCATCGGCTTCGCGATGATGAACAAGCCCCTCGCCTCAACCATTCGCATGATGGGCGTGATCTCCGGCAACAAGGACATGGAGAACCTCGGCAAGGGGCTGGAGAAGGCGACCGACGACGCGATCGGCTTCGCCAACGGGCTGAAGGGCATCCCGAAGGCAGTCAAGCCGAAGATCATGGCTGACACCTCACAGGCCGAGGCCAAGACGAAGGCCATCGACAGCAATATCCAGCGGCTCAACAAGGAGAGGATCACCCTCAGGAGCCACGGCGACACCGCTGGCGTGAAGAAGATCGACGACGCGATCCGGGTCCTGCAGGCGAAGAAGAACACGATCCCGATCCCGGTCGGGGCCTACATGCTCAAGAGCGCCGACGAGATCAAGTACAAGGTCGGCAAGTCCGGCACGATGAAGTTCTCCGCAGCCGCCACGGGCGGATGGCGCAGCGGCATGACTCGCTACAACGAGTACGGCCCCGAGATGGGCTTCCTCAGTCACGCCACCTACATCGCGACCGCAGCGCAGTCGAGCCGGATGCTCGAAGGTGCCCGCGCCGGGATGGCGATGGCATCGGCCGGGGCAGGCAGTGGCGGCGGGGTCACCCTCGTCTTCGCCCCGCACATTGACCCGCTGACGAACACCGATGACCTGATGAACAAGTGGGTCGCGGCTGCACATAGGTGGCGCGTCGCGCGTAACGGAAAGGGCATGGGTCTGGGATGAGTCCGAAGCTGAAGGTAGAGATCAACTTCACCGGTGCATGGGTGGAGGTTACGAACTCCGCTGGCACTGGTGGGGTGAAGGACTACCTTCGGCTTGCCCAGGGCGTCAGCATCAGCGAGGGCAAGGAGAACGAGACCGGCGACGCCATCTCGGTTGGAACCTGCAGCCTTGTCCTCGACAACTCGGATGGCCGGTTCAGCCCGAACCTGTCCACCTCGGTCTACTACCCGAACGTCAACCCCGGTGCAGGCCTGCGGGTCTCGGGATGGGTCAACAGCGCATGGCAGGTGCTGTTTCAGGGCAAGATCCAGTCCTGGTCCGCCGACTCCGTCAATGACCCGACCGGCAAGGCTGCGGTCTGCCGGGTAAGCGCCAGCGACACCCTCGGGGCATTCCCGGCCTACACGCTTCGGCAGGCTGCTGACGAGGTCGTGCGGAACACGGCCGGGATCGCCAACTACTGGCCGCTGCGCGACACCCAAAGCCCTGCCAAGCAGCAGGTAGGAAGCGTCGGGATCACCGACAACGGCGCTGCCGGCTGGGCTGGCGGGACATCCACGCTGCTGCCGATGGAGGAGGGCACGGACCAGCATCCGCTGTTCAAGTCGGCAGTCGGTGGGCTCAAGCTCACCACGGGCGCACTGGGGCTCCCCGCCGGCGTGCAGAAGAAGTGGATGGTGCGCTTCGTCCTCTACTCCCAGCCCACCGCGGCGTGCGTGCTGCTGTCCTGCAGCGCATTCACGCTCTCCTGGGACCCCACGATCGGGCTGTATGCATTCGGAAGCTCGACGGTGTTCAAGCCAACCGTCTGGCCCGTCCTGGTCGAGATCTCCTTCCGCCTCAACCTGAGCCTCTACTACGAGCGAATCACGTTCGGGGACGGCACGGGCGCCGGCTTCTATATCGAACCGGCCTCGGTCGGCCCCTTCCCTGAGCCGCCACTGAATCTCGTGGTGAACCCGACCCTGACGGGCGGCGCACAGTTCAGCCTCGGCAATCTCCAGGTGATCACCGACCGGTACGCCGACGCCACGGACACCACCGCGGCAGCAATCGCCCTCCTCGGTCCGCGCACCCCGGTTGCCAGTTCGGCCGTGGTGATGCTTGCGGACTTCGCCGGCGCTCCGGCAATCTCCGGGCTGACCGCGGGGGAAACAACGCTCCCGCTGCTCGAAGGCCGGGATGCTGCCGAGGCGATGAGCGCGCTCGTCGATGGCATGGGTGCCCGTCTGGTCGACAAGCACGATGGAACGCTCGCATGGATTCCGTTCGCGCCGACCACGACCCCGGTGCCGGTGCCGGCAGGGACGCTGCTCAACGACCTCGGCTGGCGGAACGACTCTGCCGGCTGGTGCTCGGATGCCACAACCACGTGGGCAGATGGGACCGGCTACACCGCGACCCGCCCTGATGGCGATCGCAAGACGCTGGCCCTCGAGGGGGTCCATGCCAGCAGGGCGCTCGATCGCGCGTTCGCCGACTGGAAGGTGACTCACGCTTTCGGCGGCGCCAGGTGCCCGACGGCCTCGGTGAACCTGCTGCATCCACTCCTGACAGATGCGCAGAGGGCGGCGCTGTGTGCGGCGATCCCTGGGACGAGGCTGACCCTGACACCGGGCCTCGCCTTCATGCCGGCCTCACTGCTGGAGTTCGTCGAGGGTCGTGACGTGACGATCGATCACACGCAATGGGTGATCACCTTCAAGCTCAGCCCCGATATCGACTCCTACGCCTTCACCCTCGATGACGCTACCTACGGCGTCCTCGACGCCGGCAACTTCGTCGCCGCCTGAACCTCCGAAAGGAACCCCTGAATGTACTTCACGACCCACGAGACAGTGACTCGGGACAAGATGAACTCGATATCGGGCCGGTTGTCCGTGGTCGGGTTCGGAGCGCTCGGCGATGGGGTGACCGACGACACCGCCGAGATCCAGGCATGCCTTGCGGCGGCGGTGACGTACGGCTTGACCGCCTACGTCCCCGCCAGCACTGGTCCCTACATGATCGACGCCTCGGTCGGGATCCAGATGGGCACGGCCGGCATGCGGCTGGAGCTCCACCCTGCAGCCGTCCTCAAGGCGATCACGAACAACCTCACCACCTACGCCATCGTCAACGTCACCGCCGCCGACTGCTCGGTCACGGGCGGCGCCGTGCAGGGTGATGTGCAGACCCACACGGGCAGCACTGGCGAGTGGGGTCACTGCGTCCAGGTCAACGCCGGAGGGCACCGATTCAGGGCGGAAGGCGTCGTCGCGAAGCACGCCTGGGGTGACGGCTTCAACGTCACCGGCGGACCCACCGATGTGACCCTGCTCAGCTGCACGGCGGACGCCAACCGACGTCAGGGGGCCTCCATCATCGGCGGAACCCGCACGCGGATCATTGGCGGCAGCTACATCAACACCGGCACGATCACAGCCACCGCACCAAGCGCTGGGATCGACGTTGAGCCGAACCCATCCTCGGGTATCGACGTAAAGGACTGCATCATCGAGGGCGCCGTCTGCTCAGGGAATGTGGGCCCCGGTCTCCAGCTGGTCCGCGCAACTGCACAGACCACCACCGCGACCGTCTCAAGCACTCGGTGCATCAGCAATGGTTCACATGGAATCCTGATCGCCGGCAGTGCGGGAACCCTGATCGGTGAACTGAATGGCGTCACATGTTCAGGCAGCACCAACGCAGGTATCTTCGTGGGTGCCCCGGGGGTCACGATCAACGGCGCACATATCGTCAACAACACTGAGCAGGGCGTCAGCGCCACCGCCAAGGTTGTGATCAATGGCGGGAACGTTGAAAACAATGGGAAGCCGGGGTTCAACTTCAGTACCGGAAGCGACGGGACGACGGTCACCGGCACGAGGCTGTCTGGCAACTGCACGGCTGCGGCGACCACCTACTACGAGGTGGACATCTTCGGGGTTGGGTGCATCCTCACCGGAGTCATCTCGACGCCGGCAACCAGCGGCAACCGCGCGATCTACGCATTCAACGTCCGCAGCGCGGCAACCGGGACGCAGCTCATCGGCTGCCGAGGATCTGCCGGAACGTCCGGGGTCATCCTGGTCGCGCCGACCGACACGATCCAGATCCCTGCAGTCGGCGCCACGGTGACGACCCTGAACGCCGCATCGACCGACCTGGCGACGGTGATTGCACTCACCAACCAGATCCGCACGCTGCTCATCAACAATGCAGGGCTGGCGAAGTAATGGACCTCGACTGGTGGCTGGACCACCTTGGCCCCACCGGGATCGCCGTCGCCTGCCTGGTCATCCTGCTGCTCATCGTCCTGACGTTCTCGATCGTGAAGGTGGTTCAGGTGGTGTATCCGATCATGGTCAAGTTCGGGCGCATCGCCGAGTTGATCCTCGGCAGACCGAAGGATGAGCTGGGGCCGGCAAAGCCCTCTCTCACCGAACGCTTCGATGGCGTCGACCAGAAGATCGCCGACCTAGGCAAGGCCAACACCCAGCGTCTCGACGCACAGAACGCCGAGCTCGCTGAGATCAAGGCGCAGGTCACCCCGAACCACGGCAGCACATCCAAGCTGGCCGAGGACGTCCAGGGCATCATCGCCGGCCTCGCCGCACTCACGCAGCGCTTCGAGGACCACCTCAAGCCCAAGCCCGAGTAACTCCATCCGCACCACCAACCCCTGAGAGAGGGGCACTTCGCCATGCCCGGAACCATCGCCACAGCAGTCGCCATCGCCAAGACCATCGCCAACGGGGACTTCGGCTATTCGCAGGGTGACCGCTGGAGCGGCTACCAGAACGGCCGCCTGCACCAGCCCGGAGCCTTCGATTGCTCGAGCTCCACCGGCGTCATCTTCAAGATGGCCGGCTACCCGGTGGACCTCACCGGCACCTTCTACACCGGCAACATCGCGAGCCGTCTCGTGGCCGCCGGCTTCACTCTGGTCAGGGCCTCCGGGAAGTCACTCGCCTGGCTCACCAAGAATGTCGTCGCAGGCTCAGCTCTCGTCGGGCCTGGTCATGTCGTCGTCGGTATCGGTGGCGGCAAGATCGTCAGCTTCGAGTCCGACGAGCGCGGCAAGGAGTCTGGCGGGAAGCCCGGCGACCAGACCGGCAACGAGGGCCGGATCCGCGATCTCTACATGCGTCCTCGCGGGTGGGTCTCGCTGCTCCTCCCGCCTGCCGAACCGAAGCCCCCGGCGATCGTGGAGCCCATCAAGGTCGTCATGGCATCGCAGGAGTCCCCGCGCTTCGGCGGATCGACCAACTACGCGGCACGGGGCACAGAGCTGGCCACCACGGGCGCTGGGGTCATCGGCCTGACCGAGACCACACCCGAGATGCGCAAGGCGATCCTTGCCGCCCTCGGCGCCTCGTGGCGCATGTTCGTGCACGTCGATGGTGCGGTCGCGCTGGCCTACGACAGTGCGCTGTTCGCCTCGAGCGGCATCCGGCAGAAGTCGCACGGAGACCACTACCACGGCGCGATCTGCGTCCCGCTGCGAGATCGGGCCGGCAAGGGCCGCGACTTCATCGTCAACCACACCCGTCCGCGCGACGCCTTCGGGAAGCACGCGACCGATGCGGCCGTTGCCAAGGGAAAGCGCGAAGACGTGCTGCGTGCCGTGAGTCTCGTCGGACGCTGGCCAGCCATCGCGATGGGCGACTGGGCGATGGACCCCGACGAGATCCTCGCAACCCGAGCCTTCGTCCGCATCACGCCCGACGCCGACAGCTACCACGACGGCCCCGGGCACATGGACGCGATCTACGCGCAGAAGGGCCGCGTCACCGCAATCAATGGCGAGCTGGTGCCCGCCACCACATCCGACCACGACCGGCCCACGGTCACCATCAACTGAAAGGCAGAAGCATGCTCGACAAGATCGCTCCCTACTGGAAGGCCGTCGTCGGCTTCTTCGGTCCCGGCATCATCATGCTGTGCAACCCGCTGCTCGCCGGACGCATCCCCACGCAGGCTGAGTGGCTGATCGCTCTCGGCACTGCACTCGCAACCTCGCTCGGCGTCTACCTCGTGCCGAACAATGCGCCGGCCACCGAGGACGACGCCCCGCCCACCGAAGGCACCGATGGACTCCCCGCTGACGACGTTGGCGCATAGCTGCTCGGCGCAGCACCCGCACGACCCCCGCCTCATCTGCTCGATCAACGCTGGCCACGACGGCACACATCAGTGCTACTTCGGCAACCAGCTCCACGAGTGGCCCAACCCCAGATAAGCGAAAAGCCCCACCTCTTCGGAGGTGGGGCTCTTCGTGCGTTCTGGGCTAGAAGTTGTAGCGCCAGCCTGTGGCTGCATCGCTGAACGTGAAGACCAGGCCGCCGTGCTTGGCCTTGATGTCGAGTACAACGACGCCCTTGACGTGCTTGGCGCCCTCGATCGTGTAGGGCAGCGCGGTCGCGTCGTTGGCGCAGAAATCACTGTTCCCGTCCGAGTCGTTCTCGGTCACGCCGTCGGCCCCGATGACCTGCCAAGCGTCGGTCTCGACTGCCGGTACGTTGTCCCCGCCGACGGCCTTGTCGGTCCAGAACTCCATCCACACCCCGACGTAGTGGCCGTTCTTCGCCTTGTCCGCGCCGGACCAGTTGCACTTGAAGGGCTCGATCCGGTTCACCCGGAACTTCACGTAGGTGACGCCGTCCTCGCCGACCGCGGCCGCCATCTCGCCCACTTTCTTCAGCGCGTTTCCATCGGCGTCCTTCTCGGCCGTTGGGGTCGCAGTTGGGCTGGGCTCCGCCGGATCCGCGATCGCCGTTGCCGTCGTCGTGGCTGTCACGGTGGCGACCGGGGCGGGTGCCGGCGCAGCACAGCCAACCAGGGCGACGAGCAGGGCAAGGGCAAGAACGGGGCGGGTCATGAGGCTGAGCGTACGGTCCTCGCTATTCATCCGCAGGAGAATGCGACAGCGCCCCACACCCAAAGGCATGGGGCGCTGTGCTCAGGGGAGCTCACCCGTTGTCCGGACTAGTGGACCGGGGCTGCCCTGGTCAGTGACGGGTCAGATCTTGACCTTCATCGACTGGTGCGCGACCGAGGTCCTCGCGACCCATTCCCCGGCCATACCGTCATCGTTCATGACCGCGTGGTAGCGGGTCGTCTTCACCGTTCGGCGCATCTTCACGTAATGAGCAGTGATCTTGACGATGTGCCAGGCGCCGCGCTTGACCTTGGTCGCAGGCTTCCCGCAGGGATCGGCCGAGAAGATGATCGACTGGGATATTGCGGTCGCCTCGCCCGACTCGAAGACGGAACCCTCGGGTGCGGTGAAGGTCGTCACGTAGCTGCCGACCGGGAGGACGAGCTCGCTGCCGGTGACGTCCTTGCCGGACTCGTTCAGCGTCCGGTGGATCACGCCGGTGGAGACGCGCTTCGCGAAGAGGGCCCCGTCCCCGAAGTAGAAGTTCGTGGCATCGCTCGCCTCGCACCACTGGTCGAGGGTCTTCACCCACGGCGTCCGGATCACCACCAGCGGCGGCTCTGTCGTTTCGGTCGGGGTAGGCGTGGGCGTCGCGGAAGGCGTTGGGGTCGGTGAATCCTCCGCGACGGCCTGCGACGGAATGGCACCGAAGAGGAGGCCAGCGGCCACGGCGATCGCTGCGGCGAGGGTGGTGAGGCGCTTCATGGGTCGAACCTTTCTGGTTTGGAAGATCGGGGTACTGCGAGTCAACTGGCGAGTCCTGCCGCGGCGCGTAGGCGCTGGCTGTCGGTGGCCACGTAGCGCTGCGTCGTTGCCGGCGAGCTGTGCCCGAGCAGCTGCTGCACGGCCAGCAGGTCATGGCCGGCGTAGGCCTTCGTCGCGAACCGGTGGCGCAGGGTGTGCAGCGTCCATCGACCGCTGAGAGCCTGGGCGGCGAGCTTGCCCACCCATCGCGGCGAGAGGTGTCCTGCGTCATCTCCGGGGAACAGCCATCCGCCGGCGTCCCGGATGGCGATCGCCAGGTCGTCGGGCAGTGGCACCATGCGGAGCTTGCCGCCCTTGCCGTGCACCATCAGGGACCAGCCGAGCAGGTCGTCGGTGAGGTCGTCGCGGTGCACCTGGCAGATTTCAGCCCGCCGCATCCCGGCCTCACCGGCGAGGCGGAGGATCAGCAGCGTCCGGCGATCGGCGTAGGCCTTGGCCGTGTTGTAGACGAGCTCGGGCGCCGGCCGTGGGCACGGGTCCGCGGCCTTCACGCTGGGCAGGAAGGCCGCGGGGGACTCCGCGATGTGCCCTTGTTGCACCGCCCACCGGTAGAAGCCCCTGAGCGCTGCGTAGTTCGTCCTGCGGGTCTCCCGGGACCAGTCCTGCACCATCGTGTAGTCGGCCAGGTCGTCAGTCGTCACCCGCCATGGGTCGGGGCCGAGCGCGCGGGCAGCGGTACTGAGCTGCTGCCGGCGGGAGTCGACGGTTTGACGGGTCTGGCCGGCAGCGACGAGGCTGCCCAACCATGCTGCTAGGGGAGTCCGCCACATCAGTGGGACGGACTTTGCTCGGGGGTCCATGTGCAGCACCGTGGCACCCACCACTGACACCTGCATCGCTGGACCTCGACTGCCGATTTAGAGATCTTCGGAATGGTGAATTGCGCCTGAGCGCACCTCGACGAGTCGGGCCTTCATCGCAGCAAGCCGCGCGCGGTCCTCGTCGGTCGTGAATACGTCCAGGACGTCCTGCACGAGCTTGGTCAGCTCAGGGTCGATGATCTTCAGGCTGCTGCGGGTGACGCTGCCCAGGATGGACTTGATCGTGACCCGGTCGCTCTCGTCGATGTACATCACGCGCGGCTTCCGGGGAAGGCGAAGACCTGGGCGAGGTGGTCGGGACCGAGGTCCTCGAAGTCGTCCTGGACTCCAGACCAGAAGGTTGGGGGTTCGAATCCCTCCAGGCGCGCTGGCTTGCCCTCGTCGATATCGGCGGGGGCTTCGTCGTTTCCGAGGATCCACCACGCCGGGATTCCGTAGACGTACTCGATGCGGCGGGCGATCGCATGAGGTGACCGCGGGTTGCTGACGCCGGTCTCCCACTGCGAAACGACCTGCTTCTTCACGCTCAGCGCCTCGGCCAGCTGGTCGAGGGTGAGGCCCAACACGCGGCGCGCCTTGCGGACCCGGTCGCCGAAGGTGAACTCCAGCTCCCACATCTGAATGGCTTGCTGCCCATCGAACGGTTGCGTCGTCATGCGACGAAGTTAGCACCGCTTGCGCCAAATAGCGACACCTTGCGACACGGGACTTTCCACGACACGCCAAAGGGCGTCAATGTTTGACATGTCGCACGACACGGCGCGACAGTATGCGACATGGCAAACATGCTCACCAAGAACGAGGCGGCCCAGATCCTGGGTATCTCCCGGCGCACTCTTGAGCGCTGGGTTGAGTCCGGACGGCTGGCCGTCGTCAAGCTTTCTCCAGGGTCCGTCCGGGTCAGCCCCGACGAGATCGCCCGCCTGACTCAGGCCCCCGTCACCGAGGAAGTGGCGTCGTGAGCCTCTTCCTGCAGCTCCTTGGCTCGTCCGTCGCCATCGTCGTGATCGCCGCCGCGGTCGTCGTGTTCGGCGTCGGCTTCCACCAGGTGATGAAGGCCGATATCTGATGGCCTACCGCCCATACCCCGGTGACCCGTTCGTCGAGTCGTCCGCCATCGACGGCCAGCCCAAGCCCGTCAACCGTGAGCAGCAGACCGTCGACCTGGTCACCTCCCTCCGCGCCTCAGTCGCTGCCGCTAAGGCCCGCCGTGAAGCGCAGGCCAAGTGATGACCTCCCCGCTGATCACCCAGCCCCGCTTCGAGCGCAAGAACGCCGGCACATCGCACTCGTACACCCTCGACGGCCAGAAGGTCCCCGGCGTCACCACCGTCATCGGCATCCTCGACAAGCCCGCCTTGGTCAACTGGGCAGCCCAGCAGACGGCCTACTACGCCGACGAGAACTGGGAGAAGCTGACCGGCATGCGCTCCGGTGAGCGCATCTCCCTGCTGGAGAAGGCCCGCTACAACACGAACCGCAAGGCCGTTGTCAAGGGCAACCGGATCCACAACCTCGGCGAGCAGCTGGCCAACGGTGTGGCCGTGGAGGTCCCGCTCGACATCCGCTCGCAGGTCGAGGCCTACGCCAAGTTCCTCGACGACTGGGGCATCGAGGCGATCGCCACGGAGACCCCGGTCTGCCACACCGAGTGGGGCTTCGCCGGAACCTTCGACCTGATCGGCAAGTCCGACCGGTTCGGTACCGCCCTGATGGACATCAAGACCGGCAAGGGCGTCTATGACGAGGTCGCGCTGCAGCTGAACGCCTACGCGAACTGCGATCTCCGGCTGGTCTCCGAGGAGGTGACCGGCCCTCGCGGCGGCGTGAAGACCGTCTGGCATGAAGCGCCCATGGTGGACGTCGACTGCCTGCTGGTTGCGCACGTGCTGGAGGACACCGTCGAGATGGTGCCGGTCAAGCTCGACCCGGCCATCTTCGAGGCCTTCCTCCACATGCTCGACATCTTCGAGACCTGGCACAAGCGCACCTCGTGGAACTACCGCGACGACCCGGTCCACGACTCGCCCATCGGCAAGCCGCTCTACCCCGAGGACCTCACGAGCCCCGCGCTCGTCTGACCGTCCCGGCATCACAACTCCCACTCGAAGGACACTCCCATGATCATCAATCCCGATTCGCTCGAGCTCACATCTGTCGGCGTCGCCGAATCGACCCCGGCACCCTTCACTCCCTACCGCATCGAGTGGCAAGGACCGGAAGGCTCCCGCGTGGTGCTCGACGAGGACGGCGTTCAGGTCCGCTGGCCGAGGGCTGGCGGCATCGAGGAGCGCGACGTCGACCGCCTGCTGGAGGTCGTCGCCGAGGCCAAGCGCTGCAAGGCGGCCAAGACAGTCCCGGCCCCCGAGGTCCCCGCTCATGGCGACTGGCGTCGGTACGCCACTCCCAGCTACCGGGCCAAGCGCCTCACTGACGTCACCGCGGCCGCAATCCGCGACGAGCTGGGTCTCGACCCAGACGCCCAGCCCTTCTGACCTCACCAACTCCCACAACTCGAAGGACTCCCACACCATGACCGTCGAACGTTTCGACCCGCCTGCTCAGAAGAGCATGGCCCTGCTCAACCCCATCACCGACAGCTGGACGGCCGTCATCACCGACGTCGTCGCCCTGGCCACCAACATCGTCAACACCGACTTCGTCCCGAAGGACATGCGCGGCAACGTCGCCAAGGTCGTCGCCGCGATCCTGCACTCCCGCGAGCTGGGCCTCCCGCCCATGACCGGCCTTGCTGGCTCGCACGTCATCTCCGGTCGCCCCGGGATCTCCGCCGAGCTGATGCGCTCGCTCATCGAGCAGGCCGGCCACGACATCCGCATCACGGAGATGAACGCCGGCCGCTGCGTCATGAAGGGCCGCCGGTCGACGTGGGACATGTCGGACTGGACGACTGTCTCCTACACGATGCAGGAGGCCGTCACGGCAGGGGACGCGAACAAGAACCCCAACTACCGCACCCGCCCCTCAGACATGCTGCTGGCCCGCTGCACGACCCGCCTCGCGCGGATGGTGTTCGCGGACGTGATCCACGGCATGAGGTCCGTCGAGGAGCTGCAGGACATGACCGCCGAATCTGACGGCGTCGTGCTTCCTCCGGCTCAGGTCTCGACCACAGTTTCCCGCCAGGCAGGCAATGGGTTGTCGCCGGCGGATGAGTCCGCGCAACCCCAAGGGGCAACTGCGGCGGACGCCCGCGAGGCGGTCGGTTCGGAGCAACGACCTCCGGCCGCCTCCCCTGGTCGCAAGCGCGCACCACTGAAGCCCCGCGGGCAGGCCTCAGCGCCTCCTGCGGACGAGCCGGAGCCTGAGCCCGCACCGGCGGAAGTCGTAGACGAGGACGGTGTCGTCGAGGCCGAGATCGTCCCGGACGAGCAGCCGAACGTCACGCCGCTCGCTGCTGCGAAGGCGGAGATCCGCGCGAAGAACATCGGCATCGTGCAGATGCACTACGAGCGCATCCTCGGCAAGCCAGTGAGCCGCGATGAGCGGATCATGTTCACTCGCCTCCTCGTGGGCCGGGACGACGTCGACTCGACGAACGACCTCGACTCCGACGAGCTGCGCGAGCTGCTGAAGAAGCTCGAGCGCACCCGCGACCGCGACCAGCTGGAGACCTACGTCGGCTCGCTCGCTGAGGGCGGCGAGTGATGGCCCACGTGGAGTGGAAGCGTGCGCGCTTCGAGAACGTGGCTCACCTGGTCATCAATGGCGATGTGCTGGTGCTCTGCGGCGCTCCGTCCCGCAAGGGACCGCGCCCGGTCGAGGAGTTCACGCACGCCATTGCCGCTGAGTTTGTCCCTTCGATGGCTTGCGAGGAGTGCAAGGCGATCATCACCGAGGCCGCGGCTTCGCTGAGCGGTGGAGTGATCCTCACCACGCCCGTAACGTCCTCGCTCTACAACGATGACGAGTTCCGCGACGCGCTCGCTGCGGACGGTGACACCAAGTGCCGCCAGTGTGAGCACACCAAGTTCCAGCACTACTCGGCTGCTCCCCGTTGCATGTTCTGCCGCTGCCCAGCCTTCAAGGTCGAGCGTCCGTCACTGAATGTGGTCGAGGCTCACAATGGCTAGCCATCTCCTCTGGTTCCGGCTCCCCAAGGGCCGCGTCTGGCACGTCGCCGCGTCCGGTGCCCTGGTCGCGCTCTGCGGTCAGTCCATCCCGGCTCGTGGTGAGCGGCAGCCCAAGCGGCCTCCGTTCGGCGCGAGGCCGTGCCCGGACTGCGACGCCGTCAGCAGTGAGGCCTGCATGGCAATCGGCTCCGCTCGGCTGGCTCAGGGCAAGGTCCTCCAGCCCGCACCCGCTGGCCTGGTGGTCCCGGACATGCTGGCCGAGGGGATGCCCGCTGCTGCTCTCGGCCCGTTCCACTTCGCTGGAGAATCCGTTACAGCCTCCGGGCCGTTGGGCGACCCGCTCGACCTCACCATCGATCTCGGGTTCCCCGTCTGCGAGGACTGCGGGCACGCCTTCGGCAATCACGACTCGCTCGGGGTCTGCCAGGACGTGGACGAGAACGGGGACGCCTGCGAGTGCAGCGAATACCTGGCGCTCTGCACCTGCGGACACCCGTGGGCGCTGCATGACGTCGACACAGGGGAGTGCTGCTTGGCACCGCTGGATGGCGAGCCCACCTGCACCTGTGAGCAGTTCAGGTCGGAGCAGTGACATGCCCGTTCCGTCCTGCAAGCGCTGCGGCGCAACCCTGAAGTTCGTCCAGATGGCCGACACCGGCAAGTCCATGCCGGTCAACGCCCTGCCCGACAAGACCGGCACCATCGTCGCCCGCAACGTGGGCTACCGCTGGGCCGCCGGCTACGTGCTGAAGGCCGGTGAGCAGCCCAAGCCGGGCTTCACGGTCTTCCGCACCCACTACGCGGACTGCAAGCCCCACGAGGTGAAGCACACCCGCTCCGAAGCCACCCCACTCTTCGACCTCAACTAGAAGGAGCACGACATGTCCAAAGTCCTCAAGCTCGCCAGCGCACTCCCCGGAGACGATGCCATCAACGGTCTCGACATCTTCGCCAAGGCCCTGGCCGACAACCCCGAGGGGACGACGATCACGGCCATCGTGATCTTCGACACCCCCGGCTTCCACTACTCGGCGAAGGACGGTTCGACGGTCCCGACGATCGCGATCCGGCGGGCCGAGGGCTGGCTCACCGAGGAGACGCCGGAGGCCATCCGCAAGGCGCTCGTCGCCCGGCAGGAGAAGCGCACCGGTCGCACCCCGCTCGACTTCGGTGTCGTCGAGGTGGCGAAGAACGATGAATGAATACGACACCGACTCGCTCCGTCGCCTCCAAGCGAGCCAGCTCAATCGGATAGCGGACGCCGTCGAGGACTTGGTTAACACCCTCAAGGCTCAGGCGCCAGTCAGCGTCAGCCTCGACACCACGCAGCCGGTCGGCTGGGTCGTCATCGACAAGGACGACGAGATCCGCTCCGGCGTCTACGGCCCGCTCAGTGCGGGCGAGGACAACTTGAGGAGCTACCTCGGCCGCGTCGACGAGCAGTGGGCGCCCTACCGCCTCGGTGCGGTCTACGAGCTGGGCGCAGTCATCCTCTCGGCCGAGGTGGGGGAGGTCGACCATGCCTGACCCGCTGGCATGGCAGGAGAACGCAGCCTGCGCCCGAGACGTCACCTTCACCGACCGCCCGTTCGTCGAGCAGGCCCCGATCTGCCGCGTCTGCACCGTCCGCTTCGAGTGCCTCGAACTGGGCCTCTCGCAGCCCTCGCTGAAGGAGTCCGACACCGTCACCTATGGCGGCGTACCTGCGGTCAAGCTGGTGCAGCTCGCCCGTGAGCGTCGGGGCCTTCCCCCGGCCGTGACGAACCTCGACAACCACCGTCGACGGGCGCGCGAGGAGCGCATTCGGCAGACCATCGCTGCGGCATGGGCCTACGCGCAGGGGTTCCAGGCGGTCGAGGCATGAGCGACCGGAAGAGGATCACGGACGCGCAGGTCGTCGAGGCCGTCAAGGCTCTCGGGATCGACGCCGAGGGTCGCGGAGTTCAGACGCTGACGATCTCCTACGAGAATCAGCCGGCGATCGTCACATGGACCCAACTGTCACGCGGCGACGACGGGCGGATCAGGGCTGACGACGAGTTTGGCGGCCTGGTCATGGAGACGCACACGGTCTGGGTCTCGCGATGAGCATCCTCACCTGCACCATGCCCGGCCAGCCCGAGCAGCAGGGGTCAAAGCGCTCACTCGGCCCCGGCCGCCCGATGCTCGATGACAACAAGCGGCTGAAGCCGTGGCGGGCCGACGCGATCGCGCACCTTCAGCAGGCCATGGAGGCGCAGGGCGTGGAGCAGTTCGTCGGGCCAGTGCGCGTCTCCGTGACGTTCGTCTATGGCCGTCCGAAGGGGCACTACGGCACCGGCAGGAACGCGACCGTAGTGAAGGACGCAGCGCCCTCATGGAAGGCCACGGCCCCCGACGCAGACAAGCTCTGCCGGGCACTCGGGGACGCGCTCACTCAGGCCGGGGTCGTGCGCGATGACGCCCTGATCGTGCAGTGGATCGCGGCCAAGGTCTGGGGCCACCGTCCGCAGACCAGCCTGCGCATTGATGACCTCAGCGAGATTTCCAGCGTCTGAGGGGTCGCTGGGTCTGGCCCATCAGCTGCAGGGGAAGGCGCTGGTGGGTCGGGCCGAACGACTGACTCCAACTCCCACGAAAGGACCTGTCATGCACGACCTCCCAACCGGAACACCACCGGAGCCCAAGCCTGCTCCCGACATCACGCCCGCCCGGGTGCGGCAGATGATGCTGCACCTCGAATCGGCGCGCAAGACCTGGGCGAAGCTGCCCCGCGCCGAGCGTCATGCGCTCAGGGTCGGCGTCGGTAGCCCGGCCACCATCGACCGCCTGACCATCGCCGAGCTTTGGGGCGATGACGGGATCACCGGCTGGGGCAAGTTCGTCCGGGACACCAACCTGCGCGAGTTCGACCCCGCTCAGTGGGCGGTCGACGGTGCGGGTCAGCTGCGGCACGTGCTCGCGGGTGCGGTGTCGGCATGAGCGAGCCGACTGCACAGCCCAGCCGGGAAGCCCTGCGTGACGCCCTCGCCGAGGCCACGGTCAAATGGAACGAGGAGCACGACGGATGGAGTGAGGACGCTCAGGTCGGCTGGGACGAGTATGTGGCCGACGCCGCGCTGGCCCTTCTGCCCGGCAGGAGTGAGGCAGCGATCAAGGCTGAGGCGCTGCGGGAGGCTGCTGAACTCTTCGACGCCGACTTCTGCGGTGTGAGCCTCACGCTCCGTTCCCGCGCTGCTGGGCTGGAGGCACTCAAGTGACCATGCACGCTCAGCCCACCAAGCGCACCCTGATCGCCGCCAGCGTCCTCCTGATCGCCATCGTGCTGGCCGTGCTGGCCATGGCGCTCGGCTGGGCGATGTCCGGTGGGGTCTACCTGCTGGCGACGGTGGGTGAGGTGCGATGAGCAATGCACTGATCGCCCTCGGCGTCCTCTACGCGGGCGGCCTCATCTTCTGGGCTTGCATGTGGTCAATCGAGGTGTCCGTGGGCTACCACGACCGTGGCCGCCCCCTTCGCATGGTTTGGCTGTCCCCGGTCTACCCAGTGGTCATCGTGGTGGCCGCTATTCGCAACCTGCCGCGCTTCTGCCGCTGGCTCGCTGACTGCTGGCGGGACGCATGGCCGAGGAAGGTCGAAGAGCCCACCGTCCTCCTCCTTGATGAGAGCCGCCGCCTCCTGACCTACCACAACATGGTGGACGCAGCGGCACTGCAGAAGCTCCGCGAGAGCTTCGAAGCGAAGATCGCACGGGACGAGCCGATGGTTCTACGCGAGGACCCGAAGCCGGGCCGCTGGGAGCAGCCGAAATGAACCTCATCTTCGGCCTGCTCGTCGCCCTCGTCGTCGCCCTGGTCATCGCCCTCATCGCCACCCTCATCCGCAAGCCCGACGACACCACCACGTGGGTCTGCGTCTTCTGCCTCGTCGGCTTCAGCCGCTTCTACGACGCGCAGGTCCACCTCTGCGAAGCCCACCCGCGGCCGAATCAGACCCGCTGACCCTTCGCGAACCGCCAGCGCTCCCACAACTCCTCGAAGGACTTACCGTGCCCAGCACACTCACCGGCTACGTGCCGAAGGTCGGAGATCACGTCTGGCAACAGATGTACTCACCGCAACAGCCGCACTGGTCGTCCACCATCGAGGAGCGGGTAGCGGGCGGGATCACCTACGGCCCGCGCCGGCGCATGATTGTGGTCTACGCGTCGGTCGACCACCTCGACGACCATGGCAACCCGGTCCTGCACTGGCAACTCCTGCCAGCTGACCCGAAGGACCGTCACGGCGAGTTCCCGTGGTCGATAGTCGACTCCGACTGGTGCGTCCTCGAGATCGACGATGAGGCCGAGTGGCAAGAGTCGCTCCTGTGAAGCCACCCATGCCCTACTTCGGCAGCAAGCAGCGGATCGCGGGGCGGATCGTCGCCCTGTTCCCGCCACACCGGCACTACGTCGAGCCCTACGCCGGATCGCTCTCGGTGCTGCTTGCCAAGCCGCCCTCGAAGCTGGAGACGGTCAACGACCTCGACGGGGACCTGGTGACGTTCTGGCGCGTGCTGCGCGACCGTCCCGAGGACCTCATGCGCGTCTGTGCACTCACCCCGCACTCGCGCGCCGAGCAGCAGGAGTCGTACGAGCCTGCCACTGAGGACCTCGAGCGCGCCCGCCGCGTCTGGGTAAGGCTGAGCCAGGGCCGAAGCAACCAGATGACCCGGACCGGATGGCGTCATTACGTCGACCCCGCGGGGACGTCCATCGGCGTCCCTGGCTACCTCGACGGCTATATCAACAGGATGGCCGCGGCCGCGGAGCGCATGCACCGAGTCTCCCTCGAATGCCGTCCGGCCCTCGAGGTCATCGATACCTACGGCCATGGCGGGAGTGACGTGCTGCTCTACCTCGATCCGCCCTACCTCGGAGAGGTGCGCGGCGGGAAGAACTCCACCACCTCCTACACCCACGAGATGAAGAGCGCCGACCAGCACCAGGAGCTACTTGAGGCACTCCGTGGGCTCAGTGCATCGATCGTGCTATCGGGATACACGCACCCGCTCTATGAGGCGTGGCTCAGCCCTTGGCATCGCACTGAGTTCAGCGCCTTCACAGGTACCGGCAATCACGCCACCGCGGCGAGTGGGCAGCGCACCGAGGTCGTCTGGACGAACTTCGAGCCGCATCCGAACCTCTTCACGGCGGGAGCCTGATGAACCCCGTCAAGCCCCTCGATTGGCTCCGCGCCGCCATCGACGACGACCGCCTCACGACCACCCAGCGGGCCGCCGTGGCGGGCATCGCGCGCCGCGCACCCGGCAAGTCGCAACCCGGCCGATTCGCCGGTCAGGTGAGCGGCTGGGACTTCTACCTGTCCCGCAATGAGCTGGCGGGGATGATGGCCGCCTCGGTCGCCACGGCGGAGCGTTGCACCACCCGTCTGCACGAGCTGGGCCTACTGGAGAAGGTCTCTCAAGGGGGTCGTCGAGGTCGTGGTGAAACGGCGAAGAAGGCAGCCAACGTGTGGCGTCTGGCGCTGCCTTCCAACCCCTCACCAGTGATGACATGGAGCGACTTCCAACCCCTCACTGGTGATGAGTTGGAAGAGGGTTCCAACCCCTCAGAAACGCATCTTCCAACCCCTCAGGAAGGGGTCTTCCAACCCCTCACTGGTGATACACCAAGAGAGCACAGGTACCAAGGGAGCGCAGTACTCCAAGAGAGCTCTGCTAACGCGATCCCGCTGGCGCGGAATCTTGTTCACGAAGACGACACGACTACTGCGCAAAACCAGACGCCGACTCAAGCCCGAAAGGTAACTACAGACCGCGAGTCCAGCGTGCTCTGGCCGACCGCCGGGAACACCTCAGAGGCGTGGGTCTGATGGCTACCTTCGAACCGACCATGGCACCCCAGCTCGTGCAGTGGCTGGACCTTGCAGACCAGCTCCAGCTGGACCGCGACCTGGCCGACCTGCCCGCCCTGGTCGACCTGCTCGAGCGCAACTACTTCACCCTGCTGAGCAAGGGCGACCGCAACCCCGACGACAGCGCCGTGAGGTACATCACCAAGTTCGACGTGCTCGACCTGGCCGACCGCCGGCACAAGCTCGAACCGGCAGCCAGCACCGAGCCCACGTTCGGGGAGAAGCTCGACGTCGCCGGAGAGGCCGACCTTGCGCACAGGATGGGCGAGCGCCGGCTCGGCATCCTGCCCACGCTGGAGTCCTGGCTGCGCGACTACGAGGCCACGATGCTGGACCTGATGGTCGAACACGACGATCCGGTCCTCGACGGCACGGGCACGGTCACCACCGCGGCCGGCTGGCTGCGTCGCCACCTTGAGTGGATCGTCGGTCAGCCGGGCGTGGAGCAGCTGCGCGACGAGGTGCATGACATCGTGCGCGCGCTGGCCCGCCTCGGCATCACCCTCGCACCGGCTGACCACAGCGCGACCCTGAACGCCGAGCAGATCGCGGATGCCTACCCGGTGAGTCGGGCGACGGTCTACCGCTGGTGGAACGAGGGGCGGCTCACTGACGTTGGCAAGGTCGACCGCAAGCGTGTGTTCGTCGTGCACGAGATCAAGGCGCTGATCGATGAGCCGCCTTGGGATCGCCAGGTCCGGACGCTCACGCTCGACGAGATCACCACCACATTCGGCGTCGACGCCGAACCACGAGATGAAGGAGGATCTACCCATGCTTGACCACAGCCTGACCCCCGACCCGCACGTGACCTACGGCAGCGCGATCGACTACATGCTCGAGGGCTTCACCCCCGGCCCGGTTGAGTACTCCGGCGAGATCACCATCGACTACGTCGACCCCGACTTCCGAGCAGCAGTCCTCGCCAAGCCGCAGCGGCAGTGGTGCACCTACACCCAAGGCGACCTGACCTATCAGGGCTACCTTGACGACATCACCCCGACCGAGAACGGCTTCACCGGACAGATGGACGTACGGAAGGTGACGAACATGGACGGCGAGGTCATCTACGAGCTGACCCCCGAGAACTGCGAGCACGACCTCAGCGAGGTCACTGCGCTGGGTGATACCTACGAGCAGTTCGTCTGCCTCAGGTGTGGGCAGCAGACCCAAGGCGACTCGCTGGCCGAACTGCTCGCTCAGCACGAGGCGGACGAGGAGGCGCGTCACGAGCGGATGGGAAGAACGGCAGGACCGAACGGCGAGGCCTTCCGCGCCGACTGGCCCGACACGCCGACATCACCGCCAGATGCTTGACGATTGGGCAAAACTGCTCCAGTCTCACCGTTAAGCAGACCTGTACCCAGAGCCCCGAATCACCACCGATTCGGGGCTCTCGCACGTCCTGCCCCCGGCGTCCTCCCTCCGCCCTGTGGGAGTGGCAGGAGGGAGGACGCGAGGCATGACCAGAGGCGCGTACGACGCAGCCCACCAACACGAGCGCACCGTCTGGAACGACGACCTCGAAGCCAACGGACCCCGACCCTGCGACGTCTGCCTGGAGCCCGTGCACGGCGATGCCTACCGTCACCTCAACCCGGACGGCCGCAAGTTCGACCTGGACCATCAGACCCCCGTCGCCTACGGCGGGCAGGGACCCAAGCGTCCGAGGCACGCACGCTGCAACCGCAGCAAGGGCGGCCAGCTCGGCAACCTCATCAAGGCAATGCGATCCCAGCCCAAGACGATGAAGGACTGGTGATGATCAGGACGAAGTGCGCGACGTGCCCCACCATCATGCAGACCAGCCGCGCCAGCATCACCCTGGGCATGCCCACCTGCCGTCCCTGCCGATCCATCGCAAGGCAGGCTCGACGCACCTGCGAGTGCGGCGCACTGAAGTCGATGGAGTCCAGCACGTGCCGAGCCTGCGCAGCCCTCCGTCAGACCATCAGGTCTGAGGATGACGCTCGGCTCGAACGCCATAGGCGCGAGGCCGCAGCCCCTGGACTGAACCCAGCCCGGCGTGCCAGCCTCCTCGATCGATGGAGGCGGCAGGGCAAGCGGTGCCTCTACTGCTCGGCTGCTGTCGAGACGGTCGACCACGTCGTGCCCCTCGTCCGAGGCGGGACCAACATGGAGGGCAACCTCGCCCCGGCCTGCCGCTCGTGCAACTCGCGCAAGGGTGGGCTGACCATCATCGAGTGGCGCTCGGGTAGGCGCATGCGTCGCATGGTCCGGGCAGTCGAGTGGACGCCGAAGCCCAAGCCATTCAAGATCCAGGCCATTCGAGGCGAGCAGGTCCCGCTGTTCAGCAGCACGTGCCCAGCGTGCGGCACCGGGTACCCGGGCAATGCGGCCTATTGCAGCGACCGCTGCCGCATGAGGACGGCCTACCGCATGTCTGTTGGCATCCCGATCACCGCGAAGCTCTACGCAGGTCGCGCGGCATGACCGTTAATTTAAGGCTGGAGAAGTCTCCAAGAC